TCGCTCTTGATTTTGCTGACCGGTGTGGTACACTTCACCTAAAAGGTGCTCCTCTCTTTGGGTGATGTTGTCTTCGCAAACACCATTCTACCAAAGATTTGAGCCCTTTTTTATATTTTCAAAGAACAGTACTTTCGAAATTCAGGTTAATATCTTATATTCTGTATCGTCAATCCTTAAAGACTCAATACCAAGTGCATTAGGTGCGGTTGTGGCTTCAAATATTGGATCGTCTGGAAGTCCAGATATGTCTTTTATATTTGGGTTTCCAGAGTGTTTTTCCACTTGACTGTGCGCATAGTATTCTTTTTTGGGTAATTCTATATCCAGTTCAACCTTTGTATAAGAAAAGTTTCCTTTACCACTTTTTAAAACTGTATTGGATAGATTTCCTTTAAATTTAGATGCAGCTATCAATAGTTCCTTGTCAATTATTTGATCAACTTGTCTTGTTGTGACCCATTCAAAATCAATGAGTTCACCTGTATCTGGATCACGAGTGTATCTGTGTTCATATGGAGTCGATCCTTTCGGCGGATCACCTTTACCCGTCCCCTCATAATACGGTATCGTCGTCGAACGGCAATAAGCATGCAAAGGAGGATAGTTGACGCCAGCCTGAGCCTCAGCTAATGCGATTACTTGTCCATCCATCTGCCTGCATTTCGAAGATGTACGGCTGTCCAATTTAGATACAAACTTATACTTTTCAACGCCCATCTCCTCATAAGCTTTGATCCGGGACTGACCGGAAAAATGGGCCGCCTCCGTGAGAACTAACCTCGACGAAGAAGATTTCGCAACATTTACACGTTCCGCTATTGATAAAACTACCTTATCTGACGGATCGCCACGAATGAATCCTTGTACAAGCGCTGCCTGTAGTTCTTTAACCAGTTTGTTTTTATCATCCAATATTCTATCTCGAAAAAACTTACCGTCCGGCGCCCATGGTTTGGACAAGGTTTCGTCAATTTGCTGCGGCTCCAATTTAGCGAAATCTGCATTTTTACCGGTGCCCTTTTGCAGTTCAAAAATAGATCGGTCATAGTTATCTTTGTAAATCCCATGCAGTAGCCAATACGTATCCTCTTGTTTCTTGGCATAGAGCTGCTCAACTTGATGCCCTACTTGTATTTGCAAAGCTTCAATACGACTTACTTTGGCTTTCTTACTGGCATTCTCAAGCTGCGAGATCCAACGCTGATCTAATGCAGTTTCTTTCGCTGTTTTCGTATATTCCTCAACCGAGGATTTAAACTGTTTCAATTGAGCCGCTGTTAGTGCCTGTCTAGTATCTGCCAAGCTAATCTCGTTGCATTTTGCATATCGATGATAGAAGGCATCAATTTCCTTCTGGATCGCAGCGACGGCTTTATTATATTCGCCTTCCAAAGACTGAATATATGCTTCGCCTTTCTTTAACTGCGCTTCATTTAAATTCTCGAATCGATTCGACCAATATGCATCGGATTGCATGCATCATCAGCCCCCTGTCTCATATAGGAGTGGCGGATTCAACAAAAAAAAGAGCCGCCAGCAAGCGCTGCGACTCTTTCCTAAGATTCCACAATATAAATGTAACAAAGCAATTTTAGAACACACACTTCTCTTAATCATTTTTTTGAAAAGTATCCGTAATCTTTATAGAAACCTTCTTACTTCTTACCTTCCGAATAAAAATAGACAGGACACCAAGATTCCAATTTTATTATTTTTCTTCTGATGGGCTATAGGTTCAAGGTTAAAGTTAGAATAGGTCCTTGGAAGTTTATAAAACGGGGTTATGCCCCATTTTTCCAACCCTCTATCACTAATATCGATAGGTGCTTGTTTTGACATGTACTCAGCATTAGCTAATGGGAAAGAATAACCTCCCGTTATAATTTCGCCATGATGTCTTCTAATTGTGCCGCCTCTTTCAATTAAAAGAATCAGCGGTTCATATAAATCATGGAATTTTTTCGCAGGCTCAATACCAATAAATACCAAATTTAACCACTCAAGGTATGCTTCACAAGTTCCTTTCATAAAAGCATTTTTTAATTCTTTTAAGGGAGGACACAGTTCATCTATTCCCAGATCATTATCAAACCCTAATGCATTAGAAGCCTTGAAAAAGGGATACGGCGTTTTTAAATCGTAAGTTTTAATAAATACAGCTGCTCGTCTAATATACTCTTGTACTAATGCCATGTTAGAAGGTACATCTATACTGCCAGATTTATCCCATTTTATATTATTTATTCTTTTTATCCCTTCGTTATAGCGATTCAAATTTTCCTCCAGCGTTCAAAATAATTAGTCAGTAACTTGAGTCTTGCAAAAATATCGCCGTCGACTAATGAGTATTAAGTACGGATAAGCAGAACCTTCGTCGAAAAAAGGAATGCAAGAAGGACATCGCACCTTTAGGGTAGAAATTTTGGTTACACGCCAAATTTCCGGATAAAGGAGATGTGCTACAGGTCTGCCCTTTGGGCACATTGTACTGAAATTTGCAAGACTCAAGTTATTAATACATCTTCTATATTTGAACCACAAAGCCGCCGCGGCATCGCCGATTGATAGACCAATACATCTGGGTTACCATTACATGTACTACGAGACAATATATGTCTACAACGAATTTACGTGAACCAAGTATGTGATAAAACGAATTGATTTCTAGTTATCAAGTGCATCCAAATTTTTATTGCTTATATCTCCTGATGGTATCGTCATCGCATATACATACCAATCAGAAAGTCGAATCATCGTTGATCCAACAACAATATTGTTTTCCGCAATATTAATTATTCCACCTCTTTCAAATAATTTAATTAGAGGCTCATAAATATTATAATATTTTCGAGCTTTTAGTACCTGCTGATCAACTAATGCTGATAATTCCAAGTAATTTATAAAAACTGACCTAATTAATTCGTTTTCAATTGATTGAATAGTTGGACTTATCTTTTCTTTGTTTAATGTAGATGAATACCCCAACGCTTCTGCGACATTAATAAATGGACTATCGATACTCAAATATGAAAATCGCACAAAATATGCCGCCCTTCTTAGAAATTCATTTAGTAAGATAAAATGGGATTTCTTTTCTTGTTCTTCAAGCATCGAATTCATAGAAGCAATTCTATTTTGAGCATGTTCCAAGTAGTTTGTAGTAATAATTCCATCCTCATTTCCCCATATTATTTCCATGTCTTGTTCCAAGTCCAACCGATCTAAATGTTGGTCGCTAATATCATTAGGTTCCATTATTACCTTGTCACGATAAGTAGAAAGATGGAAATCGGCCTCACCAACAATCATTGAATTTTGACGAATTGTAAAACTCCCTCCTCTTTCTAACAATTTTATCAATGGTTCATATAAATCCTTATGTTCTAACGCAACTGGTAGCCCTTGATCTATTAATACTGACCATTGAAGATAGAATCGACACATGTATTTAATAGTACCGTTTTGAATTTCTTCAAGTTTTGGACACCACTTAAAGACATCTACGTCTAATTCTCTATCGATTACATCATTTGCTGAAATATATGGATACCTTAATGTTTTCAAAGTAATCGAATATTCATTAATAACAAGTGTAGCCCTCCTAAGGAATTCTTGTACTAGTAACTGATGTGATGCGTAATCTTGTTTACGAATATTATCAAAATCAATCGATGAAATTCTTTCTACCGCACTTATTAAGCTATCATTTTTCATTTTACTTTAACTCCCGCCATGAAAATTTATACTAACTATACACTTGATAAAATAATTCTTTAAAGTAAATCGAAGTATATTTTTTCCTTTTCAGCAAATTTCACAAAATCCGGGTGCGAATCTGGGGGTGATGGAGCCAGATCATGAGCGCCAGGAGGATTACCATTATAACGTTCTAAATCCTTCTTCCAAGCAGATAGTTCTAAGTAAGGAGTCCCTTTTTTCATAAGTTTACTTTCAACTAGTTCATGAGCAGCTAATTGTTTGAACCAGGATAATTGATCGGATGTTAATTTTTGCTTCTGAGCTAATGTCCACATGTAAGCAATTTCCTCATCTGGATTAAAATGCTGATATTTTACTAATATACCTCCTGATTGAGGGACTTCGTGTTTTTCTAAAAATATATGCTTCTTTAAAGCCACTATATCTTCAGAACTCATTCCTGTATTCCTTGCAACATCCTCTACATCGTTTAATCCCAAATTCCTAATTTCATCGTATGTCTTAAACCCGTATTTCGTTGTATCATCTTTGCGATGTATTAATTCATCTAACCTAGCAAAAGATGAATTAGGCATCTCATGCTTATCAATTTTCACTAACTTACCATCATGTGTGACAATTTCACAATAATCATCAAAAACAGTCACTTTCTTCGCATGATTGCGAATATCTTGCAAGTTATTTCCAAAAACAATTGATTTTATTTCTCTCTTAAGGTTTAAATCATCTGTCCCCCCACCACTCTGAACACTCGCTTGAAGGGTACTATTAATCTTACCACTACTCAACTCATTTTCATATTTACCTGCACCTAAGACATGTTCCTTCTCCCACTGCTCGTAAGTCACACCATCGGCTACACGATCCGTCTGCCTCTCGTCATTCCTAGCCTCTTCCTGCTGAGCATTCTCATAATACGGTATCGTCGTCGAACGGCAATAAGCATGCAAAGGAGGATAGTTGACACCGGCCTGCGCCTCAGCTAATGGGATTACTTGTCCATCCATCTGCCTGCACTTCGAAGATGTGCGGCTGTCCAACTTAGATACAAACTTATACTTTTCAACGCCCATCTCCTGATAAGCTTTGATCCGGGACTGACCGGAAAAATGGGCCGCCTCCGTGAGAACTAACCTCGACGAAGAAGATTTCGCAACATTTACACGTTCCGCTATTGATGAAACTACCTTATCTGACGGATCGCCGCGAATGAATCCTTGTACAAGCGTTGTCTGTAGCTCTGTAACC